CGAGTCATCGTTGCGAAGTCCAACTACAGCTAATAATTAAATGGGAACCATGCTAGTCATTGGTATGGGTCCTCGGAAAGCTGGGGAGGATAAAACCTCCCCAGCCTCTTCCACCAAGGAGAAACCAGCTATGAAAGAAGGATTGGTTAAATTGCCGATCTCTATGTTCGAGCTAGGTGAAGGCGAAGAAAACGCCACACCAGAAGCTGGGGACATGGTGGAACTGGAAGGTGTAGTGGAGAAAATTGAAGGTGGTGTGGCTATGGTGCGTGTAAACAACGCCATGGCTGAACAACCCGAAGAAGAATCTGCTAAACCCGAAGAGTCCGAAGAAGACCGCATGATGAAGATGGCCGAGGAGTCGGATAAGGAAAACTATAGCTAATGCCTGTTTACCAGTACGAGGACTCCAGAAATGGGAAAGTTGTCGAACTGGAAAAGGCTGTAGCCGAAAGGGATTCTGTCCCTCGTTACCTTAAACGATTCACCGTCCCGCAAAGATTGAGCCTAGTGGGGGTTGGCGAACCCCTCGACAACCCGCTAGGAGTCAATCAAACAAACTTGATGAAGGGGTACTACCGCCAAGAACAAAAGCTTGGCAGTAGGTTTAGAAGCCAGTACACGCCAGATAGTATCAAACGTGCGGCTATAAGGAGAAAATAATATGGCTAGTGAGTTTCAAAGAAGTCCAGTAAAAGCGAAGAATAAAGCCGTTCGTATTGATGGTGCTAACTTCGCCAATGTCATTGAGTTTACTGCAAGCTCCAGCGGTGGCACAGTTAATACTGTTGCTACTGCCCCTGCGTCCTTGAACGTGACTCTTAACGGCACGTCTTACAGAATCGCACTACACACCTAATTGTATGCGACTCTTATCTCGCCTTACGCTTGGTAATGGTGGGACAATTATTGCATCGTCAGCTTCCACTAATACTGGAAGCTACGATGCGGTAACTGCTCTTACGCTTTCCACGGCTACCCTTGTTATCAGTGGTGCTACAACCGCCGCAACCTACGCTGCTGGTGTGACCGTTTACGGTGACATCGACCAGGTTGCTTTAACTGGCGGTGCGATGGCAATTTATAATCGTAAAGATTAAGGAGTCCTAAAATGGGCCGCCAGTGGAACACGATTATTGATGCCCTTAGTGGCGGCACAATGGCCATTAATGTCAACGTAGCTGACATTGAGGCTTTACTTGTAACCCTCCAAGCTGACGTTGCCGATGGCATTAGGCTTCCAAACGCCACAACTGGAGGAACTGGACCAACCACATTTACCAGTACCAGCTACGGAACAATTGCAACGGCAAGCACAGGCAGGTTGGGTTGCACTATCTTTAATGAGGGTGCAGGCCGATTACACGCAACCCTTGGAACATCTACTACGTCAACAACCTTGTATACTGTCAGCATTGGAAGCGGCGAGTACTACGAAGTCCCAATGAACTACACTGGTCTAATTGGTGGTATTTTTGCTACAGCAGGAACAGCTAGAGTTACAGTATTAAGCTAGAGGTAAACTGTGCCTCTGTATTCCACAGCTTGCCCACTTCCATTAAGCAGGAAGATATTTAGGCATCGAGCCTCTGCACCATTCTCCCCAGCCAATTTAACTGGCCTATCCCTCTGGCTCAAGGCTGATGCTGGCGTTACTACAGGAATCGGAACTCCATTCATTAGCTCTGTAATTATTAGCGGAGCAGGATCAACCACTTCTAATGGAACTTATACAAGAACATCTGGAGGATATACAACCTTTACTAAATCTGGCGGTAATTATATAGCGTACGGATACAACTCAACTGCTGATAGTGACGTATGGTACATATCTGATGCAACACTTAATTATGTACCCACATACTATGCTAACGATGAAGGCGCTATTTCTAATTGGCAAATAGATCAAGGATCAGCAAATGCCCCCTCATCTACAACATCAAATACAACGCCAACGATTGTGACAAATTGGGCAGATCAGAGTGGGAATGGGAGAGACGCAAGCCCAGTAGATGTAAGCCCCACACTTAACTCGTCAGACCTAAACAGCAAGCCCACCATAAGTCTTTCATCCGTAGCTGGTGGAACAAACAAATCACTTCAAATTTTCGGAAATCCAATGGGTGCATCTGGAGCAACAGCATTTGTGGTTAACTATGTTGACTCAGGTGTTTTTGGTGAGGATGCCAACGGTGCATTGCTTGGAAATTTTGGAAGTGCATCGGATGGCAGTCATTGGCCGTATGGCTTTACAAACTCTGTTTATGATTCATTTGCTACTGACACAAGAAAAGATGATCTAGGACTACCAACTGGAATTACAGATTGGAACATTTATTCTGTTTATTCTCAAGACAATGACTGGAAACTATTCTGCAACGGAACAGAGTTTTATTCTGACTCGTCAAATGTTTATTCAAATGCAGTAGCAAATTCCACAAGCCTCTATATTGGAATGCAGAACAACGCTGATTCTGACCAAATATTTAAAGGAAAAGTTGCCGAAGTTGTAGTTTACAACCGAGTCCTTACAACCCAAGAACGCCAGCAAGTAGAGGCATATCTAAACGCTAAATACGCAATCTACTAAAATGCCCCTCCTCCTCCTCACCCTCCTGCTCTGCTCCTGCTCGCCACGGCCAGCGGATCAGAACAATTCACTTCCCCGCTACTCCGATATGGGCGCGGCTGAAGACGCTGGTAATGTCAAATGAAACGCATCGCCATGTGGCTGACCAATTTGAGTTTGCGTTTCTTAATGACGGGGCAGGAATACGCCTGTTTCAAGGAGGCGTTAAAGTTTGCCGTAGAGAACAACAACATGGTCAAGGAGACCAAGTACATTGGCAAGGTAAAGCATCTCCTATCTGTCAACAGAAGCATCAAGCGGATAGTCGACGAAGGCCGAGATCGGGAAGAGGTGACGGATGCAGTTGTCCATCTTGCTGTTGCACTCAGATACCTGGAGGGTAAAGGTCGTGAGTCTTGATGAGGTAGCGGATCTGCGGGATAGAGTTGCCAACGTATCAGAACGATTGGTGCGTATGGAAGAACGCCAGATGACCTTGTACTCCATGATCGAACGCTCACTTGCTTTTCATGGGGATGTTGCTAATAGATTAGGTGCGCTAGAAACCTTAAAGACGAAGGTTCTGGCTGTAGCTGGAGTTGTTGGGCTGGCCTGCTCAATGGCTTGGGATGTATTGAAAAACCGCTTTAACGGATAGGAGATAAAATGGCAACATTAGGAACGCAGAATATTTCAACCAGTTACGTCCAGCTAATGAAAACTAGCGGTCTTACTGGCATTGACGGCACGATCCAGACCATTACAGATGGCAATAATGTATCCTCTGCACTTCAGCTATCCACAGGAGGCGTGAGTAGCACAGGTTCCCTTTCTGTTACTGGTGTGGCTACAGTTGGCAGTCTTGAGATTGGCGGTTCGGCAGGGCCAACGCTTACAAAGGTGTCCTATGGAACCGCAGCGTTTACTGGCTCTACATTCCAAGACCTAGACTCGGCTACAGCGGGGTCAAATGTTACAACAGGAACATTTGCGGTAACAGGCGCAGCCTTGGGAGACATCGTCTTTGGTGGGCTTACATCAATTGGCTCAAGCACAGGAACAAACGCTACCTTAGCCCAAAGGCTAATCCCTTCGTTTAGGGTTGAATCGGCAGATACGATTCGATATGTAATACTTAATACAGATACAATTTCCCACGGCACAACTCCCGCAGGAACGCTATACGCAACCGCAATGAGGTTTACAGCATGAGTAAATTTAACGCAGGTCAATCTTTCGCTGATGGCGATACAGTAACAGGCGCAAAGCTAAACAACATTGCTGGCCTACTAGACATTTATACTGGTCTAATATCCGAGCAAACAGCAATGGTTGCAACTGTCAGCACGGCAGATCAACTTCTTATTGCAGATGTGGATAACGGAGATAGTGGCGCGGCCAATCGCGTGACAGTTCAGAAGCTGTTAAACGATGGTTTGACCAATGGAACTTTTTCAAACCTAAGCTTAACTGGCAACTTAAATGTCACACAGCTTTCTACCCTTGGAACGATAAACAATACCAGGGGTACAGTTGGCATTCTAAATAGCACAACTGGAACAATTCAGTCTCTTACATCTAGTACGGCCAACATTAGCCAAGGATCAGCCATATTTACTCAAGGCACGATTAACACGCTTAACAGTACTACAGGAACGATTGGAACGCTTAACAATACCACTGGAACGATTGGCACTCTGAATAGTACTACTGGAACAATTGCTACGCTTGTAGCAACAAATAATGCCACCATTAACGGAGTAAGTGTTGGTAAGGGCGGAGGAAACATAGTTGGCAATACAGTTCTTGGGGCAAGTGCGTTAGCAACAAGTACAACTGGATCTCAAAATACAGCCATTGGGGCTAGCGCACTTAATGCAAACACGGCTGGATCTCAAAATACAGCTATTGGATTAAGTGCATTAGTATCAAATACAACTGGTGCTAGAAATACTTCAAGCGGTGTAAATACACTAGCATATAACACAACTGGATATGATAATGTTGCTGCTGGCATGAACGCACTCGTTTTAAATACAACTGGATTTAACAACGTAGGGATTGGGTCAAGCGCACTTTCGGGAAATACAACTGGAAATAACAATACGGCTGTTGGAGCAAGTTCACTTGTGGCAAACACAACTGGAAATATCAATACGGCTGTTGGATCAAGTTCACTTGGCTCAAATACAACAGGATCATTTAACACGGCTGTTGGAATCAATTCTTTAGTAGCCAATACAACCGCAATTAGAAACACAGCCGTGGGCGCGAACGCTTTATTTGCCAATACGAGTGGAGAGGGCAACACGGCTGTTGGGTCAAATGTTAGTCAAGCAAACACAACTGGATCATTTAATACAGTAGTTGGTACATTTGCGGCTCAAAATAACTCAACTGGAAACAATAATACTGTTGTTGGATATGACGCGTTGCGCGTCAACACAACTGGAGAAAATAATACGGCATATGGAGTCAGTGCGCTTCGAAACAATACAACTGGATCATATAATGTGGCTGCTGGCATGAGCGCACTTTATGCAAATACAACTGGATCATATAACACGGCTAGTGGTTATCAAGCTGGACAAACAATTACAATTGGAACAGGAAACGTTTGCATAGGTGCAACATCAGATGTTAGTATTGGAACAATATCTAACGCAATTTCAATTGGATACGGAGCAACTGCTCAATTAAATGGAGAAATTGCACTTGGAACAACTCTTTCAACCAAAACAACTATTGGCGCAAATGGTGCGGCATCGGCACTTACGGCAGTTCCAGTAGGATATATTAGAATCAGAATTGGTGCTACTGCATATCAAATTCCATATTACAACGTATAAAACAAATGAATATAGAAATTACACCAGCAAAAAGATATTCCGCTGCAATGGACAGCGTTAATCTTATTAATAACAGGATTATCGCAGGAGAAGAAAATGAAACTGAAGATCAACGCAAAAACGATATTGATAGAAATGTAGAGCATCTAAAGCTGGCTATTGCTTGGGATATATGGACAACAGAGGATCTTTCGCCCCTTAATCTTGCAATAGAAAATGGCTCTAATTGGCTATCTAATAACTAAATGACCCTAACCGAAATCGCCCAGTATGCGGGTGAGAAGATCGGCAAGACCGATGCTGACACGCTTACCTTCCTGCAAAAGTCAGCCAGCCTAAATTACAGGCGGGTGTGGAACTTTGCCCCTTGGCGCGAGACTGTTACCACATCTACTTACGATGTTACCGCTGGTAGCAGGACAGTCACCCTTGGTTCAAATGTAGAGAACCCGCTTTCGGTTGCTTACAACAATTCAGAGTTACAGGCAATGGATCTTGCAACCATTGTAAGCCAAAACTCTAGCTTATTTGATGACGCAAGCACTGGCACGCCTGTATTCTTCTACTTCAAGGGTCGCAACACTAGCGGGACAGCGCAACTTGATCTCTACCCAATCCTAGAAACTACCAGCACCAACACGCTCTTAGTTGTGGAAAAGCTTCAATGCCTAACCAGAACCAACTACGTTGTTGATTTCCCGCCCTCTGCAAGCGCAATCAATGATGAGCTTCGCTTGCCCCATGTCAGCCACGTTGTCCTTGCCTTAACCCACGCTGATGCCTTAGAGCGTGAGCGTCAGTATGGTAAATCGCAGATCGTTACGCAGGCCGCTAACGCCGACCTAGCCGCAATGGCGAACTACGAACTCTCCCAGGTAGGCGGGATGAAGCAGATCACACCAATCAGTTTAGGCGAACTTTCAATTGAACAAATGTTCTCTGCTTAAAGAGACAATATAGCCATGCCATACTTCGTGGACGCAACCGATGACGTGCTGGCGTTTGACGGAATACGTCAATTTAATGGTGGGCAGGCCAGCGGGATTCAATCGGATAACTTGGCTGAGAACCAAGTACAAGAGTTAAAGAACATGACCTTGTCTCCGCAGGGCAGAGTGGAGACTAGATACGGATTTGCAAGCTTCTCCACAGGAGCTACTACAACTGGAACAACCTCAGTTGGTGGACTTGGCTACTACGATACCTTCAGCAACGAGCAGTTGCTTACAGTTTCCAGCGGAAGATTGTTTTCTATAGACAATGCAGGCGTTGCGACAAGGCAACCAGCCCTTGCCACTTGGTCAGCCACAACTTCTACTTGGGCCACAACGAATCAAGTATGGGAAAATGGCTACTTAGTAGCATCTACAGCAAGAGTCAATATGACTCAGTTCAATGACCTTGAGTACTTAGTTGATGGTGCTGGATCGCTAATGGTTTGGGATGGTACAAACGTAAAACAGCAGGGTGGCAAGCTAAGAGCGATTACAGTAGATACCGCTGGCACTGGCTATACATCTGCAACCGCAATTATTACTAGCCCCAATCTTGGTGGCGTACCTCCAACCCTAATTACAACAGTAGCTGGTGGAGCCGTTACTGAAGTTCTTGTATCAGATAATTCTGGTGGTGGTTATTCAATCACGCCTACTGTAACAATTGTTGGCGATGGTTCTGGGGCTACCGCAACGCCTTCTATGGGCATACCTCCTACTGCACTGCGTATCATTGCTTCCAGCGGGAACAGGTTGTTTGGAGTTGGTAGCGATGTATCGCGCAATACACTTTATTGTTCCGACCTTCTTGATGCTGGCCTATGGGCAGCGACCAATAGCATTGTTGTTGGAAGCGGGGATGGGGAAGAGATAGTTGCAGTTGTGCCATACTACGCCAACCGCCTAGTTGTATTTAAAGCATCCAAGATTTACCAAGTAACTATCCCAGCCGACATGACTTCTGCTGCTGACTGGGTAGTTGAACAGGTTAGTTCCACAGTTGGATGTGCGGCTGAAAAGTCGGCTGTGCAGGTCAATTCCGACATATTCTTCTTGTCATCAGATGGGATACGCTCGCTTAGTAGGTCAACCGCCGATGACTTTACTTCAGTTGGATTGCCACTTAGCGAGATTATTAAGGACGTTATCCTTACCATCAATCCAGTTGAAATCGGCAAGTCATACGCAATCTTTAATGACAATCGGTATATACTTTCTGTACCTACAAACTCCAGCGACACCTGTAATGCGATGATAGTTTACAATACGATCCTGCAATCTTTTGAGGGAACCTGGAGCTTTGGAGCTATCCAGTTCACCCAGACAAACTTTAGTGCGCTAGGGCGCAGGCTTGCTGCCAAGACTTCTAATGGATTGATTACAAACTATAATGGCTATAAAACCCTAAACTCAACTCTGGGGAGCGACTACAAGGATGCTGGGTCTTATTACGAGTCATATGTTTCCACCAGAGCGTTTATCTTTGAAGATCCTTTTGCAGACAAACATGGCAGTCATTTTGAGATAAGCTTTGACAAGACGTTTAGCAAGGACGTGGATGTATTTATCCAGCGTGATAAGGATTCATCATTTGTATCAGTTTTGGCTAATATAAATGCATCTACCACAGAACTAACCCTGCCCTTTGTTATCCCAGCAGTTCTTACCGCTTCAGCTAAAAATAGGGTTGCCAATGACCTTCGTACCTACCAGAAATGGCGTAGTTTAGCTATCAAGGTAGCAAGTTCAACAGGTCAGTTCTCTGTGCGCCAAATCATTGCCGCAGCCAACCCAGACACAATCCAGATACAGAAGGCTATATGACGGCTGTTGAGTACATTGAGGAAAGTGGCGTTCCAGAGGCTATGTGGCCTAACCTGGCTGAGTGGTTTGGCTGGTTCGAGAAGCAGGGTATGGTCGGGATTGTTAGGGATGAGGAAGGTATAGCTGGCGTGGCTCTGGCTAGGTGCATAAAGGATGGGCAAAAGCCTGACCATTATGTGCATAGCGAAGATGGTGAGAATGTCTTTGTTGACTTGACGATCTCCTCAAAGGGTGCTAAATCCTTAAAGTGCTTGCTGTTGCTCTTGGCAGAGCGTTTTGGTCCTCGCAAGCGGATCACCTTTAATCGTTCTGGCAAACCAAGGAGTTACGACTATATGACATTTATGCGAAAGGCTTTACTCTAATGGGTGGCAGTCCTTCTATTCCAGCACCTCCTCCGCCTCCTAATCCCATGGATGCGGCCAAGGCTAATGATCTTTTCTACAGGTCTTCTCTTAATACCTATATTGAGAAACAACCTGAAATAGCAGACCTAGAACAGAACTTGCGCGAAAAGTATGCCCCCCGCCAGCGTGAATTAGAGCGTCAGATGTCAGCCCTAGACTTACAGAGGTCAGCCCAGGCAGGATTACAGGTCGAGCGTGAACTTGGACCGCAACGCTCGCTTGAGGCTATGCGCCGTCAGTTTGAGATGTCTCCTAATGCCTTTGCCACACAGCGCGGATTGGGTCAGCAGGCGGCAATTCAGTTCGCTCGTCTTTACGGTCAGAATCCTATGGGTGCAGTTCCGCAGGAAGTACAACAATCTCAAGGCATAAATCAAGTCGATTATCTTAGTGGCCTTCCAAGGACAGGAATAGTTTAATATGGCACAAAGGACATCAGCAAAAAAACTAGCGGACAATGCCGCAGCAGCAGCACAAAAAGCGGCAGCTAAAGCAGATCCAAATCAAGCATTTTTTGATAAGTACACTGCTCTCGGTCTTACCAATCCTGCAAGCTATGTTACAAGAGGAAAGTTTGACGAGGAAAAGGCCCAAACAGATATAATTAAAAATGTATATAAACTTGATCCAAAAGTATATACAAGCAAAAATTTTAATGAAGCCACAACAAAATATCAATTTGAACAACCCAAGATTACTGCACCAGCAAAAAAGGCAACAAATTTTCAAACTGCTGTAAATAATTATTCGGACGTATTGTCAAAAGCACAGGAAATTGGAATAGCAAATTTAAATGCAGTAGATCAAAAAGCCATCAAGGCTGCCGCAGAAAGAATTAGATTTTTTGCCCCAGATAATCCAACAGATAATGTAAAAACACTTCTTGCAAATGTAATGGCTGCGTCAGATCAGCTTGATAGCATTAATGCAAAAAGGGAAGATGTTGCGACTTATCAGGCAAAAGTTAATTCAAAATTACGCGGTAAGGCCAAGGGAGATGCGCTAACTAAGCTTGAAACGGCGCAAGGCGAACTTGCAAATTTACAAAGAAATACAACAAATAAATCCCCTTATCTTATAGAATCCTTAGCAAAACTTAGGCTTTCTGATTATGGCATAAGTGGATATGGTGCTGGCGGGGATACAACTGGTGGAGGGACTGTAACAGGAGGAGGAGTTACAACAGGAGGTGGAGTTACAACTGGAGGAGGGACAGCAACTGGCGGCGGGACATCCATTTCTACTATTGGCAGTGCCGTTAATGCTCTTGGGTCTGGTTCGCTTGTTCTTGGCAACAATTTACTTGGCAAGTTAAATACAGAAGTAACGGATGCTCAGGCTTTAAGTGGTATTAATGACGCAACAAAGACAGCGTATGCAAAATACTTTGATCTTGCGACAACAGCAGCAACTGATTTAACAAGTAAAATTGCTTCTGCTACAGATATTTTAAATAATATCCCCGAAAAGAATACTGTTGAAAGGGCAAGAGTAACTACAGCTATTGAAGGATTTAAAACTGAACTTACAAAAGTTCAGGGATATGCTGTTAAGGCAAAGGGTCTTCTTGATAATTACAAGCCACTTACTGGCGATGCCGCAGCAACCGCTGTGTCTAATTTCAGGGAAACACTTCGCCTTCCAGAAGAACGCACAATCAAGCAGATTGAGGAAATAGATCCTACTGTTGGTGCAACTGCTCGCGCCCTTTCTAAACAGTATCAAACTATGGCGGAGACTCCTCTGGGTCCAACCACAACCAAGCAGACTGAAGACCTTCGCAATCAAATTGAGCAAGAAGCAATCAATCAGCTTAAACTTGGTTCAACTCTTGGTGCTGAAGAACGCCGTCAGTATGAGCAAGCAACTAGGTCAGCGCAGTCTGCTCGCGGAAACATTTTTGGACTTGGACCAGCAGTGCAAGAAGCAGCCAATATCGGTGCTGCCGCAGAACAGCGTAAGCTTGCACGCTATGGCGCAGCCGCTGCTTTCCTTGGTTCTGGAGAGACAACTGGTGCGGCCACAGCGCGCGATCTTGGTCTTCGCAATGCCTTGGATCAATCCCGCCTTGGCGCGGCTCAAGGCTTTATTGCAAGCGGTCCTACGCTGTACAACTTGGCCTCACAGCGTCTTGGAGAGCAGCAGGGTATGCTCAACAACTATCTTGCAGCCTCACAACCGCTACAGACTGGCCAGTTCCAAGGTGCTTCTTCAGCAGCCAATCCTTACGGATATGTTAACCCCAACGCTGGATTCCTTGGTGCGCAGAATGCGGCGGATATAATGAGAACTCAATATAATTATGCTCAAGGAGTCTTTGGCTCGCAGGTTGGCGCACTTGCCAGTCAGCCAAGCGGAGCGCAGAACTTTGGAGCAATTGCTTCTGGTATTGGTTCGTTGATGCCAAACATAAGCATTTAAGGAGATTTATGGGCAAAATTACAATGGATTTGGCGGCGATGTTTCCTCAAACTTTTGGGGATCAAGACGCATTACGCAGGGCTGCCACTGCCGAACAACTCCAGAATGCTCAGTTAAATTCGTACATGCAGAATCAACAGGAGAAGGATGTAATAAGGTCAAATCAAGTCTTGCCATTTGAAGACTTTAAGATTGATGTAAATGGAGAGCAGATTCCATTTAAGGCATTGCCGCCAGAGCAGAAAACGCAATGGGCAAAACAACGCCAAGTTGATTGGCAGCTAGAGCAATCAAAAAAGTTTACAAAGTACCAAGCAGATATGGCCAAAGCCGAAGTTGAGCTTGAGCAAAATTTACAAAAGAAAGCAGATATACAATCAGCTAGGGGTGGCTTTATGGGCGGAGAGAAGCCTGGTCCAGATTTTCTGCCTGGTGCATTATTTGGAAAACCATACGCACAGCAAACTAGCGACATTGAGAAAAAAATAATGGAAACAGAACAACGCAGAAATGTTGCTGGAGTACAGATGCAGGCATTACAAGACTCTCAAATGCCTCAAAGCTATGGGATGCCTTCGGTTGCAAAGCCTGCCGCACAGCAAGCAACAGCCCAGCCATCCGCACAGCCGCAAGCGCAGCCACAAACACAGCAAGCAGTTCCTACTTATAAATCAAGAGACGAGGCAATCCAAGGCGGGGCAAGGGCTGGGGATATTGTTTATATTCCAGGTGTCGGAAAAGTAAGGATAAAATAACACAATGGCAAGTCCCGACTTGGGGTTTGACATTATTGAGCCAGAGGTAAAAGCAGATCAGCAAGATGCTGGCTATGACGTAATTGAGCCAGAAAACGCCCAACCAACGCCATCGGAATTATTTGAAGTAATTGAACCAGACAAGCAATACTTGTCTCAAATCAAGCGCGACTACGTTTCTCAAGGTGGCAATCCGCTTGATGTGTACGCACCAGAGCGTGCAAACTTGCTTACCACCGAGTTTAATAAAAATCTTGAGTCTGGCCTGTCTCAAGAGGATGCAATGCTCAAAGCAACTGATGCGCTTGAGGCAATGCCTCCAGAAACAAGGCCAGATGGGTCTATATCCGCAGGATACCTTCCAACTGAGGAAGCTATCCAAAAGGGAATGATACAACCAGCAGCGTTGCCAGCCGTCAGAAAGGCAATGAACGAAGGCGTGCTTACTGTATCCTCTGGATTTGATAAAGATAAAGGCGTTGGATTTGCTGTTGGGAAGGCAAAAGATGGGCGAGTTGTTCGTATTGAGGAAAAGCCACCAACGCTTGTTGGGGCATCGTTAAGGTCGGTTGGAGAACAGATTATACCTGGTGCTAGTGCAGTTGCTGGATCAATCCTTGGCGGAGTTGCTGGCGCGCCAGCGGGGCCAGTTGGAATACTTGCTGGAGGATTGGCTGGTGGTGCTGCTGGATATAAAGCAGGCGAAATGGGGCAAGCTGGACTTGCAAGAATCTTGGCTGGCGAACAAGGTTACGCTGACTACCAAAGAATGCGCGAGGCCGATATTGCAATGTTCCCGATCACAACAAAGTCTCTTGAGATTGCTGCACCTATAGCTGTTAGTGCGGGACTCGCAGGACCAACAAAAGCTATCGATAAATTTCAACAATTGTTGCAGCCCAAAGCTGTCCCGTCATTGCAGGCAAAGCCACAACCATCAGAGGTTATTGCAACTATTGAAGGCCAGCAGCCAATTCGCCAAGGCGTAGTTGGCGAGGCTGGATTTGAGTCTGGCACAGTGCGTCCAGAGTTTAAGATGCCAGAAGTTCCAGGGGGATCTAAAATTGCAAGAACGGCTGAACGAGTGTTGAAGTCCGAGAAAGCACCAGAGCCATTCAAAGCAGAAGTTGCGCTTCAGCCAAGCACAGTAAGAGCGAATGTTCCGCTGGGTGCTATTAAGGGGAACCTTGAAGACCTTACAGATGACGAGCTGAATGTTATTGCAAGAAGAAGCATTACTTCGTCAGCGTATGATGATGCCGAAAGGGCAGGGGCAAATGCAATACTAGCCGCAAGGCAGATTGATGCAGACCCAGCATCTGCCGCGATCAATTGGGATGAGTTTACAAAAGCAGCATCGCTGGCTGGCGTTTCTTTGAGGAATGTGCGCGAGTATCTAAGCACGCCTGCTGGGTATTTGGCAACCATATCAAAGGCAGCGGAGGCGGCTAAGAGAAATATACCCAAAGACGTAAGTGACGAGGTTCTTAGATTATTTAATGTAAGTAAAAATGCAAAAGCCGAATTGGTTAAAGCGGAAGCAAATTACAGATCAAGCTTAACCGATAGGGCTGCTGCTATTGCTGAAAACGCAAGAAGGGCGGCAGCAAGCGCGGCAACAAAACTTCAAAGATATTCAGACAGCATTTTTCCAAAGAAAATTCTTGGAGAAACACTTCCGCAGGGAATACAGATTACACTATTAAGTCCATTATCTCTCGTTAAGAATCCAGTATTTAACGTAGCCAGAGCAGTAGGCCAGCTTGGTGTGAGATCACTAGCAAACGCTGGAGATGCAGTGTTGAGTTTTGTTGCAAAACAGAGGGCTGTCTTGGGTGGAAAAACACAAGAAGAAATAGCAAGGGCTGGTCAAAGGACGATGGCACAATCTTTGCTTACAACAAGAGGAGCAATGATTCGTGGAACTGAAAAGACAAAAGAAGCAATTCGAGCATTCCTTGGTGAAGGCATTCCAGAGTCATCAGCATTGGCTGGTGAGGGGGTGAAGGGATTTACGGTATTCAAATCTTTAGCACAAGCATTTACTGGAAAGGATATGGTTACAAATGCAAAAGGAAACATTGCTCTTATTGATCGCGTGCGAAAGCTTACTGAGGGAATAATTGGATTATATACTGAGCCAGTAGGCAGGGCATTAACTCTTGGTGACGTTCCAGCCAGAGGATTTGCAGAGGGAAGACTTCTAGCAGAGCAGGCTATTTTAGCTGGAAAATCGCCAAAGGAAGTTTTTGCAAGCGTGAGATTCCCCACGAAGACAGAGCTAAAAGCAATATCAAACAAGGCAGCAGAGGCAACATTTCAGCAGGACACAAAGCTTACGGCAGTAGTTGGTGTTGTTGCAAATGCGGTAAAAGCTGTTCCTATTGTTGGTCCGCTAACTAAAGCAGTCGTTGCTCCATATACAAAAACACCAGTTAATGTTGTTACAGATGTTGTTGATGTTGCAGTGCCAGGACTGGCCTTTTCCAAAAGCGCGTATTATGCAGTTAAAGGAGACAGAAAAAAATCACTTGAAGCTGCGGCGAAAGGAATAGTCGGAACAGTAATTGGAGGTACGGCCGCTGCCTTGTATCGCGCTGGTGTTATTACTGGATCTGCCTCGAAGTCTGCAAAAGAGCGAGGAATCCAATACGAAACACAGCCTCCTAATACTATCAATATGTCTGGATTAAATAGACTATTGAATGGCGAAGATCCAGCAATCCAGGCTGGTGACGATATAAAGAGCTATGAGAATTTTGGTTATCTTGGAACAATCTTTAACGTCTATGCAAATGTACTAAGCAAGAATGAAGGCTCTGGACTGCTAGAGGATGTTCTTGATGTAACTCTTAAAGGTTTGCCGTCAGTTGCAAGCTATACGCTCAACCAAACATTCTTGAAGAGTACAAACACTCTTCTTAATGCAATTTCAAAAGAAGACTATGATAGTTATTTAGAGTCTTTGTACGGGACAATATCATCGATTCCATTTCCGAACACATTGCAAGCCTTCAATAAGGCAAGCCGCGAGAATATGGTCGACCTAAAAACTGATGATAGCTTGCAACTATTCGCCAATGTTCTTAAATCGAAGATGCCAGAGTTTGCACGCGAGGCTATTGGCGCAGAAGAGTTGCCACTCAAAAGAGATATGTGGGGGAATCCAGTTAAGCAGACCCCAGAAGGAGCGAATCCGTTTCTATACAATTTCCTTGATTTCACTAGGTCAAGAATAGTCCCAAGTGACGAATCCAATCTTGCCCTATATAGGCTATGGAAAGAAACTGGAAATGCTGATGCCTTGCCATCCGTTCCGTCAAGGAATGTTATGGATAAGAAAATCACTTACCAGCTTGATGAGAGCCAGTATGCAATCTACCAAGAGTATGTCGGCCAAAGAAGGAAGGCTCTTGTGGATAATCTATTCCAGAGCGCAACATTTGATGGAATGGATGCAGACTTCAAGATTAAGGCATTGGGCAAGGCGTATGAGCGTGGTGCTGAAGATGGCAAAAGACAGTTCTTGAAATACAATAGGGATTATTTGACACCAAAGGAGAAATAAAATGGAACGCTACGAAAAGATGATGCAGGCAAACATACCGAAGCCTAGTGTTGCTCCAGTTCAGCAGCCAATTGTACGGCAGGCACAACCTATCAATAATCAAATTGAGAGCGTCACGCCAGAACAACCTAAAACTGATCTTGGTTATGATGTTATTGAGCCAGGTGGTGTGGGAAGCAATACCTTTGGATTTGATTTGATAAATGCAGCTAAAACAACAGTAAATTGGGAAGGCCGAAGAGATAAGAAAGGTAATCTTTCGGTATATGCCTTGCCTGCTGGTGATATGGGCGGAGATTATGAGGTAGCTGGAATCAATGACCGATACCATCCAGAAGCATTCAGAAGGATTGCAGGCTTGCCAGCCCAAGATAGGGAGGAAGCGGCCGCAAAATACATCAGTGAATATACAGCCCCTCTTGTGTCAAGGCTTCCACAGGCAATTCAGCCATTCGCCCAGGATATGGCGTTTAATAGAGGAATGGGCGGTGCAACAAAGTATATCCAAGAGGGACTAAATTCACTTGGCGTTAAGGTTGCTGTTGACGGAGCCATTGGGCCAAAAACTCTTGCTGCTATTGGAGGAGTAAATCCAAAGCAACTTATGATTGCGGCGAGCCAAGCGCAATTGAACGATGAAAGAGCCAGGGCTGGTGCTGACCCAAGGAGAAAGAAGTTTATTGTTGGTCTTGAAAACAGAATCAACAACAGACTTAGCGCATTTGGGGGGTAGTTAATTATTCTGAATCGTTTTCAAACACATAGGTTGAACCAGCCGTTCCAGAATAATAATCGCCAACCTGCACTTTTGTTCCATTTGATCCATAATAAAGGTATCCAGTTTTTGTCACAATTTCTCCGTTCCCATAATAAACATCTCCACACGATGAATAACATCCATTAGGGGTTTGTTTGAGTATGCCATTATCCACTATCAATCCATTGGATGTTATAGCCAGTCCCTTGCCACCGCTAAACACGGCGCATCCAGAGTCATATACTCCGCCAGCAAAGTCATCCGCCAACCCCGATGCCACAAGCATCGCCATCAGTGTTATAGTTGTTATTGCTTTCATAGGAAAAAGTTTCTAGCACAAACCCAAAGCCGTCAAGCATGAAATTATCATCACGTCAAATAGGTGCAGTAGGGGTGGCGCGCGTTACTGGCGCGTTACTGCGGTGCGGGTACTCGGTGCTGTTACCTTACGAGGACTTTTCTGGTTATGATGTAGTAGCTGAAAAGAACAATAAGTTCTTCCGCATCCAAGTTAAGACCGCCCAAGCCGTAGAGTCTGGGCGCACCAAGTATCGCTTCAGCACCAGCGTTGGCAATGGGTACAACATACCCAAACGCGCTATCAGTGGCGTGGATTATGTGGCCTGCTGGGGAATGAACGATGATCTATTCTGGCTTTTGCCAATTGCCAAGTGCAGATCGGTCACAACCAAGCTTTGTCCATCGACAGGCCAAAGCTGGCGTGTATTCCAGAATCTATGACCGAGAAGGAGGCGTGGGTAAAGTTTGAGGATGGGCTGAAGGATGCACAATCCTTCGACGAGGCTGTGGCTTGGGTCAAAAAGAACAAGAAGATCGTCGAGAAACTTACTATGATGGCAATGATTAGACGATTTAATAATGATATTAGCCGCGCTAATAAGACTTGGCGGAACTGAAATAGATTAAAATATATATCGACACCATTGCGGGTTGACAGCTAAACCCGATGGATGGGCAAAATCAATAGTCGGGCTAAAGGCGCAGCGGGTGAGAGAGAGTTAGCCAATTATCTGCGCAAACAGGGTTGGCAGAAGGCCAGACGCACCCAGCAGTATGCAGGCAATCCCGAAGGTGGTAGCGGGGATGTGGTTTGCGAGAATTTCCCATTTCATATTGAAGGCAAGCGTTGCCAAGCACTGAAGCCCGAAGAATGGATGGAGCAGTCCAAGCAAGATTGTCCAGAAGGCAAGATTCCAGCAGTGTTCTTTCGCCGTAATGGTCGCAAAGAGTGGCTAGTCATATTGACCGCCGACAGCGTATGCGAATTAGCTCGACAAATCGCACCAGCAAATGTGAAGATTGAATATGTGCCAAATAATCCGATGTCAACTACAGTCGGTGCTGGCTTTTGGGTGCACAGCCCAGACCAACTTATCCCCAAATACATACAACCAATAATAAACCCAAATAAATAAAGGAGAAATAACATGGCACTAACCATAAGTGAATCGCAGAAGATGGAACGCAAGTTGCCCGAAGCTGGCGCAACCGTAGGCGTTCTTTACAGCCTAGTTGACCTAGGCCACCAGAAAACTAATTGGGACAACCAAGAGAAGTGGACACCTAAAGTTCGCTTGACCTTTGAGTTGCCCGATCAGACTGATGAGTTTGAGGTAGAGGAGAAGGGCAAAGTAACAAAGGTAGAAAAGCCTATGGTCGTTTCCATCGAGCAAACCCGCAGTCTTGGCGAGAAAGCAAGCCTTCGCAAGCTTCTCGAACAATGGCGTGGTCAAACCTTCACATCCAAGGAACTCCAAGCGTTCAGCTTGAAGAACCTATTGGGCAAGCCAGCTATGCTGACGCTGATCCACAAGACCAGCCAGCAGGGCAGGCAGTATTGCGCCATTGCGGGTGCATCCAAACTGCCCAAGGGCATGAAAGCACCAGCTACCACCACTAATGATCAGTTGTATTACGAGATCGAGCAGGGTGAGGCTGGGCAGTTTAACGACATGCCCGACTGGTTGCAGGAGAAGATCCGCGCTTCCAAAGAGTTTGCTACCGCTGCGGGAAAGTCCACTGCCACTAAGGTCGAAGTTGACGCAGACGGCAATGTAATGCCGTTCTAGGTTATATGGCACTTACTATTACAAGTAAGTGGGATAGCTCCTCGGCTAATTCCAGATTGGTTATTGTTGAAAGCAGCGGCCACTGGTACGATGCCGAGGGGCGATCTGCCCACGTTATTCTCGGAAAGAATGGCAAGGAACGAAACACAACTGTTGCTGACGCTAGAAAGATGGGATTGTTGCCATCGGTCACTAGCGTCCAGTCAATTTTGGAGAAGCCCCAACTGACGGCATGGAAAATTTCCACCGCCGTAGAGTCTGCGCTTACTCTGCCAAAGGAGGAAAATGAAACACTCGAAGAATACGCAAGAAGGGTCGTTGAGGACAGCAAGGCGCAAACCAAGAAAGCCGCAGAGCATGGTACGGCAGTTCACACCGAAATGGAGAACATCCTCTTGGGAAGAGCCGTATCCAGAGATGAAACACTTGCTCCATACATCGAAACCTTTAAGAAGTGGTCTGATGCAAACATTGAGAAAACCTACTGGTGCGAAAAGGGTCTTGTCGGCGCAGGCTATGCGGGAAGGTGTGATGCCTACGTCAAGCTACGCGGTATTGGTGACGCTATCATCGACCTAAAGAATCGGAAGGTTAACAAGAAGTACAACGTCCCGCCTTGGTATCCAACCGATGCGCAACAGCTTTGGGCATATAGGAATGCAAGCGAGAATCCTCAAGCAGCCTGCGTTTCAGTTGTTCTGGCATCCAATGATCCAGAATACATAGAGCATCATCAGTGGGACGAAGACGAACTCTACCAAGCTGGCATTGCATTCTGCGCTATGCAGAAGGTGTGGGCTTGGGTAAAGGGTTACACTCCTCCTGGGATGAAATTGTGATTGACCCACAAGACGTGCTTTGGCTAGAAGATTTGCTGGACCAAGTTTATAGAAACCTAGCAAAATGAAGTCAATTGTATCAAATTTAGATTATAAAAATGGTGACAGGCTATACGACTTAGCCATGTTTGATCCACCTTTTGATATTTGGAAGGATATAGATTGGAAGCCAAAAGCTAAAACATATTGTTGTTTCACGAATTTTCAGAATAGGCATTATGTTGAAAAGATATTTGGAAATCCTAAATTTGAAATTATTTGGTTTTTTAAGGACGGAAGATGGGTTAGCCACAATATGCCAAGGCTCACACATGAGCATATTATGATATACGGAGAATTGCGCCATGATGCATATACTGGAGATTATAATACAAATATGTTGCCAGTAAGAAAGGGAATGGGATGTATAGGCAGGGATAAGAGTCTTGGAGAAAGAACATATATTCCAAAAGAAAGAAAAATGCTGAACAGCGTAATTGAAGTGCCTAGAAATGTTGGGAAGGAATTGGGTGTTTGGGGTAAGCCAATTGATTTGGTTAAGCCAATAATGGAATGGTTGTGCAGGGAGGGTGAGGCAGTTTGGGATGGATTTGCTGGTAGTGGCACTTTTGGAGTTGTGGCAAAAGATTTAAAACTTGATTACGATGGATATGAAATTAATTCAGATACCTGCATGGCTGCAAATTCAAGAATAAATAGTCATTTATCTTGTGAGCTATTATTTAATAAATTATGACACCACCAACAATTCAAGAAATGGGTAACGCTGCACAGGAGATCGTCTGGCGCGTGATGGGCAAGGGATCGGAGAAGTCTGGCTACGGAGATTGGTTGGAGAAGGATAGACCCACTCACGATTACCATATCGCTAGAGCCGTACGCCACCTGGCCACAGCGCAGATGCAACTGCACAAGTCATCGCCTTGTCCTGATAATAACGGTGAGACAAGTGTTGACCATCTTGAGCGTGCGCTGGTAAGAACATTGTTTGTGTTAGCTCAAATAAAGAAAGAGGTACCAAGATTATGATTATGGAAGATGTAAGCGTTGATTTTGAATTTAATGGAGAAAAGTATACTGCGTATGGCAACGCAGAGGTTGATACTATCACCGAGGATATTGGTCCAGTTGGATATAGGGAACATTACTTTGCCGAGGTGGTCAACAATGTGACTATGTCAAAGATTGAAATTTCAACTGCTACTGAGGACATAAAGAATCCAAGCAAGGAATTGCTGGAAAAGGCTGATGACCTTTTGTCAATTCAGGCAACAGAAGATTTTGACGCTGGCAAATGAAACAAGCATTAGTAACTCAATCGTTTGGTGAGGACTGGCAGAAGATTCTGGATCTAACTAGGCCACGCATGGAGGCGTACTGCAAGCGGCATAACTGCGACTTCATTCTGATCGACAAACCCCTAACCCACCCTATGCAGTATTCTAAGTCTGCCATCGGGAACATCATGGCCACTAAGGGCTATGACCAAGTGACATTTGTTGACGCTGATGTTTTGATTACAGCCGATTGCCCCAAGCTATCCGAGGACGCTGGTGTATTCTGCGCGTTTGACGAAGGAGCATACTTAGACCGCAAGCCAGAGATGGTTAAGCTGGCTGGTGCATTCGGTGGTGTTATTGAGCCTCAATTTTACGTCAATACTGGAGTTTTTGTAGTTCATACCAAGGCCGTTGGTATCTTGTCGATGCCACCCATTGGCCTGCACCCAAACCACTTTGCCGAGCAGACCTGGCTCAACGTTATGGCGCACCTGTGGGAAATTCCCCTAACCGAGCTTGACCCGTCCTTTAACTGCATGACCAGCGTTGAGTCACATTTTGGACTAGACCGCTACAAGGATGCGATGATTATTCATTACGCTGGGCAGTCGAATGATCTGGTTAAGTTGGCTAACCAGATTAAAGAAGACGAAGCGAAGCTGGTGGGGTTGGGTAGGTGAGGTCAACGCACCTGTGTCGTGGTGATTATGACGATAGGTTGCAGCAGTTGGCTGGAGAGGTTGCGTTGCAAGCCATCCGTGATCTACGCCTGCTTCGCAAGCGAGGGATGGTTAAGGGCATGAAGATTATCAAGGATCACCAGGGCGTAGCACTCAACGATGCGCTGGAGTACAAGAACTCGCACGAGGTACAGAAGCTACTGCGAGATTTTAAGACAGGCGTTGTCTCTTGGTGGTGCAGAGCCAGCGGAGTAAGGATTGATAATCGGACGTTACTGCGCAAACTACAGGA